GAGCTTTGTGTGGACATTTGCAAGCGCAACGGCAAGAGTAAGCTCCTGTGGCTCGGAGACAAAGACAAGACCCTCAATTATTCCCCCAAGTCCGATGAAATGGTGCTGACCGTTCATAGGTGGTTTGCCAACAAGAGTTGTCCCGGCGATTGGCTCTACAATCGTCTCGGAAACCTCGCTACGGCGGTCACGGAACGGCTCACAGGCGGCTCTACCGACACAGGTAAGGTAGATGTACCCCCCGACACAAAAACGCTGTACAGGGTGCAGACAGGGGCTTTTGCGAAGAAGTCCAACGCTGACGCTTGGGCGGCGAAGCTCAAGGCGGCGGGGTTTGCTACCTACATAGTACAGGTCGGCACTCTCTACAAGGTACAGGTGGGAGCTTTCGTACAGAAAGCAAATGCGGATAACATGATGGCAAAGCTCAAAGCCGCCGGATATGACGCATTTATCACCACCAATTCCGGCACACCCGTTCAGAGTGGTACTACTAAGAAATCGGCGGCTGAAATCGCCAAAGAAATTTACCGTGGTACTTGCTCTGACTCCCGATGGTCTACTTGGGGCAATGGCGCAACCCGTGTAAATCGGCTGAAACAGGCAGGGTATGACCCCTCCGAAGTGCAAGCCGAGGTCAACAAACTGTTTTAACCCAAGTAGTAAAAGTAGTGGAAAATCAGTTTTTCCGGTAAACTTCTCCCAGATACGCGCATACTGGCGAAAGTTTACGCAAAAACCGAAATTGAACTACTTTTACTACTTCAACAATCAAAATTTTAGGAGGAAATTATCATGATTAACTGGAAAGTTCGTATTCGCAACAAGAATTTTTGGCTGGCTCTCATTCCCGCCGTTCTCCTGTTGGTACAGGTGGTAGCCGCTGTCTTTGGTTTCACCATCGACCTCGGTGATATGGGTGACAAACTGCTTGCAGTTGTCAACGCCGTCTTTGCGGTTCTCGCCATTCTCGGCATTGTGACCGACCCGACCACCGAGGGTGTGAGTGACTCCAAGCAGGCTATGACCTATGAAATGCCGAAAAAGAAGAACGCCAACTAAAAGTCAGCGTTCTTCAATGTAAGCACAAACCCAAATGTATGTTTTACGAAAAATACGGTGTTCGGATTTGCACGGTATGGTGGAGCATAACACCCAATATCCGAACTCTTTAGGATAAGGGTGTTATTGCCCGACAGATTGAATGTAAGCACAATCCGTTTGCCCCCATCGTCTTCATCGTAGACATATATTGAATTGACAAGCGTATCAATGATTTTTCGTTGGTACGCTTTGTCTTTTATATCGCCGCTCTTGAACGAAGTGAGCCAGTATCGTATGCGCTCCTCAGTCAAGAGCGGTTTTCTCATTTCTTCACGGGCTATCTGACCCTCGATAGTGGTCTTATCTCGTTCCAACTCGTCAAGCCGCTCTTTCGTAGTGGAAGATACGATACCCTGTTCAATGGCAGAGACGAGATTTTTTATTTTTTTCTGTGTTTCCTTGAGGTCAGCCCGTAGACCCTCCAAGTAGGCTGTATCGGCTGACTCTTTTTCTATAAGCTCCATAGCCCTTTTCGCAATGCTTTTGATGTTTTCATCGGTCAGCACTTTTTCAACCGTGAAGCGAACGACAAGCTCCTCAATCCAATCTTTCTTTTCCGCTTTCTTCTTACAAGCGTGTTCCCGCTTGGCTTTCCCGCACTTGTAATAGTAATAAACCTGTCCTGTTTTGGAAGTACCGCTTTCGCCTACCATCGGTGAACCGCAATGACCGCAAAAGAGCTTTGCCGTAAGGAGGTAATCTTCTTTCGCCTTTGCCCTTGCCCGTGCGGACGCATTGTGTTTAAGCATGGATTGTACCTTGTCGAACAGTTTCTTATCTATTATGGGCGGCATACCGCCCGGAACGACAATATCCATCATGCGGTATACGCCGATGTATTTATCGTTTCTGAGGATTGTCCGTAGACTGTTTTTGTTGAAAGCATTTCCCCGTGCCGTTTTATAGCCCTGTGCATTGCAGTAATTGACGATTTGCGTTGCAGAGTAGCCGTCTGCGTACATTTGGAAAATCTCTTGTACAACCTTTGCGCCCGTAGGGTCGATGGCGTATTTCTTATCTTCCCCAACAGTATAGCCAAGAAGCAGATTTGCCCCGCCTGTGGCAACGCAGTTCAAAGCGTTTTCTCGAATACCACGCTTGATATTACGAGAAAGGTTTTCGGAGTAGTATTCCGCATATCCCTCAAGGACAGACTCAAGGATAATGCCCTCCGGCGTATCCGGCATGGGTTGCTTGGCGTAAAAGATACGGACACCGTTCTTTTTGAGCTTTGCTTTGTAGATGGCAGAGTCGTAACGATTACGAGCGAAACGGTCAAGGGTGTACATTATCACCGCTTCAAACTGCTGTTTTTCGCTGTCTTTAATAAGTCGTTGAAAGCTGGGGCGATTGTCTGTTTTCCCCGATAAAGCTCGGTCAATGTATTCATTGATGATGGTGAAGCCGTTTTTAAGGGCGAAGTCGTGACACTCACGAAGCTGTCCCTCTATGGACTCCTCACGCTGGCTGTGGCTCGAATATCGAGCGTATATTACCGCTTTCGTAGTATCACCTCCAATATACGCTTACGCTTGAGAAGTTCTATGGGGATTATCTTCTCAACCCGTAGCACTTGTATTATCCCCCTCTAATTCTCTGCGGTTTTCATATTCATATACCATAGCCATGAACTCATGCTTTGCTCTACGGGGCAGAGAGCGATAGATACGCAATATGTCCCTTTCGTCCTCATTGTTGGGGACGATTTCTTTTTCAATCAAGTCCTCCTCGTCTGCAAAGAAGTCCATGACCGAACAATTCAATTCTTCGGCAAGGCGAATAAGTACCTCTTGCTTCGGCAATGAGCCTTTGTACCATGCGGACACTTTAGATGTGGATAGTCCCCATTTCTTCATTATGGCAGTCGGAGTAGTCCCTCTATCTTTGCAGATACGCTTCAAATTCTCCTCGAATGTCATGGTCGATACCCTCCTTTTCAGAAAAATTTCTGAAATTTAGAATTTACCTCTTGACAACTCTGCCAATCAGAATTATAATAAGACCAAGAAATCTGAAAAACGGATTTGGCAGTAAGAAGCCGACCCTCTCAAAATTGGCGTTTTGACAGGGCGTTGTTATTAAGAAGTCCAATAAGAATAATAACATCAATTCTGCCTTTTGTCAAGATGATTTCTGGAAAACAGAATTTCAGAAAGGAGGAAATTCTAATGAATGTTCTCGAAAGAATGGAAAAGCTCGGTCTGAAACAGGTGGATATGATTTTGGAACTGCGAGTGCGAGGTATCGTAGTCCAACCCCCCGAAATGTCGAGCATTTTGAGAGGGATTAACACCTACCCCAAAGCTAAAAAGGTGCTTGAGGAGTGCGAAAAGATTGTTGCCGAACATGAGTCCCATTCTGACTGATGAACAAGTAACAGACCTCGCAAGACCTTTAGTGGGTATCTTGGAAGCCTTTTGCCAAGACCCCAAAAATGAGGAGGAATTTCAGAGATGGCTACTGAGTGTAGAAAAAGAAAAGTCAACAGATACAAAATCGTGAGAGCCGAAGCGTGGGTGGTTCTGCTTATGCTGTTCCTCGGCGGCGGGTTGATTGGTTTCCTCGTTGGAAAGTCACAGGCAAAGACCATCACCAAGACGGAAACGCTTACCGAGACGGTGGAAGTTCCTGTTTACGAAGCAGACAAGCTCCCCGAAATGTCCGAAGTGGTGTACTTCGATGTGCCGCTTTCTCACAGTCTCCAACGGTATGTTTACGAGATATGCGCCGATGAAGAAGTCCCCGTAGCGCTGATTATGGCAATGGTTGAGCATGAGAGCCAATTCAACCCCGAAATTGTCAGCAAGACCAATGACTACGGGCTTTTACAAATTAACGCCGTCAATCACACACAGCTTGCAGAGAAGTACAGAGCCGCCGATATGCTCAACCCCTATCAGAATATTTTTTGCGGAGTAAAAATCATCGGCAGTTATCTCAGAGCGTATGACGGTGATTACACCAAGGCTCTGATGGCTTACAACATGGGAGATTACGGAGCGGCGAAAGCAAGGGAGAGCGGGATTACCTCTACCGCCTACACCGACAAAATCCTCGCTCTCATGCAAGCGTATGAGGAGGTGCTGAAAAATGCCGGAAGTTCTGTCGCTGATTGATAAGAAAGTCACAACAATCTTCACCCCGTATGACTTTGAAGAACTCGTAGATAAGTACATGGGGTGGGACGCTCGGCGATACATTCACCGTCTTTTGGAAGAACTTGCCGCCTATGAGGAGAATACGGACGAAGAAACCGTAGAAGCACTCAAAGAAAAGGTGTCTGAGCTTGAGAATGAGCTTGAAATTCTCCGTGACGAGTACAACGCATTGGAGGAAGAATATGGACACTAATAAATCTCTCGGAAACAGCTTTGAGTCCAAGTTCTGTGACCTCCTGTTCCAAGCGGGGTTTTGGGTTCATAATCTCGCCCAAAATCAAAGCGGACAACCCGCCGATGTGATAGCCGTTAAGAACGGTGTTCCCTATCTCATTGATTGCAAGGTTTGTTCCAACGGTAAGTTCCCATTCTCCCGTGTCGAGGAAAATCAAGACCTTTCTATGACGCTGTGGGAAATGTGTGGTAACGGTCAAGGTTGGTTTGCTCTCCTGCTCGAAGATGAAGTGTTCATGATACCCCATGTGGTAATCAATCGCTATCGTGAACGACAGGCGAGTTTCAATGAGCGAGAGATACGGGACGGTATTCCCCTTGATTTATGGGCTAAGGGGGTGTCACCGTGAGAGTTATTGTATCAAATGTGCTGACCGTCACGGACTACCCCGAAAGTGTGGTCGAGTGGTGTGAAAAAGAGCTACGGATAGCCAATCCCGAATACGCAAAAAAGCTCCGTATGCACTTATGGCTCGGTAATACGCCGAAGACCTTGAGCTTGTACGAGAAGCACGGTGAAGCGTTGGTTTTGCCGTTCGGAACACTACGGAGATTTCCCGAATTTGCGCCAAGCGACACAGAATACCTACCGGGCTTCACCAGAGCGTCACCAGTCGATTATAAGGGGAAAGATGTTCCGTTATACCCCTACCAAAAAGAAGCCGTAGAGAGCGTTTATAAAGGCAAATACGGCATACTCCAAAGCCCCGCAGGAAGCGGCAAGACTCAAATGGGTATCGCTCTCGTAAAAAAGTTCGGCAGACGGGCATTGTGGCTCACTCACACATTGGACTTGCTCAACCAGAGTAAGAGCCGAGCGGAAATGTACCTCGACAATAGCCTTATCGGAACGATTACCGAGGGCAAGGTCAACATTGGAGAGGGTATCACATTTGCCACCATTCAGACCATGTGCAAGCTCGATATGAGCCGCTATAAAGACCTGTGGGACATTGTGATTGTGGACGAGTGCCACCGTTGCACGGGAACACCGACCGCAATGACACAGTTCTATAAAGTCCTCAATGCCCTCTCCGCACGGCACAAGATAGGTCTTTCTGCTACCGTACATCGGTCTGATGGTATGATTGCCGCCACCTATGCTCTACTCGGTGAAATCATTTACACCGTGCCAGAGATAGCCGTAGGGGACAAAATCATGAAAGTCGGCATTTACCCCGTTGGTACAGGAGTCGGAATGAGCCGTGAGTGCATGAACACGGACGGCACATTGAACTACCAAAAGCTCATTAGTTACCTGTGCAACAGCCAAGACCGCTTGCACTTCGTAGCGTCATGGATTGTCTCAGAGAGTGAACATTCCTGTCTTATCCTCTCCGACAGGTTGGAACACCTTGAAAACCTCATGAATTGTCTCCCCGCCAAAATGAGAGCGGACGCAGTTATGGTGAGCGGCAAAATGACCTCTAAAAAAGGCAAAGCCGAACGGGAGCAAGCTATTGAGGATATGCGGACAGGACGCAAAAAGTACCTATTTGCCACCTATTCTCTCTGCAAAGAGGGGTTGGATATACCAAGACTC